GACCGACAATGGCGCTCGTGACAGGCGAGGAACTAGCAATCGCGCTAGACCTCGACTACGAGGACGAGGTAACCGCAGCGACCCTTGACCAAGTCGCCGCAGCCTCAGACGACATCGTCGGTTCCCTCCTCACCACCGGGGCCTACGAGGAAGAACCACCAGCCTGTAAGGAAGCCGCCCTATCAGTAGGTGTCGAGATCTTCCAAGCACGTACCGCAGCTGGTGGACAAGCCGTATCTACGGACTTCAGCGCAGGCCCCTACCGGCTTTCCGTTTGGGTGACCCGTCGAGTGCACGCTTTGATCATGCCCTACGCGAACGTGGGCGGGCTGATCGGATGACAGCCCTCTCGACCGAGGCCCGCGAGGCTATCGTTGCGTCCCTCAGCGGGCTCGGAATCCGTGTCTACAACTACGCCCCGCCCGTACCGTCCCCGCCCTGCGTGGTCGTCATCCCCGATTCGCCGTGGATTCGGCCAACACGAATCGGCTCCAACCTCAACTATGAGGTGCGGTGGCGGCTGCTGCTGGTCATCAGCCCGAGGAAGAATGACGCCGCGCAGCTTGATTGTGAAAACTACGTCGACGCGATCCTCAACGCCCTCCCGGCTAACTACTTGTGCACCCTCGTCGGCCAGCCTCAACTGACTGACACGGGCGCGCAAGGTACCGTTATCACAACTGAAATCAATATCCAAGCAAATATGAAGGAGTAGAAATGCCCACCGTCCAGATCACGGGCGCTCAGTTCACCGTATCGGTGGGCGCGACCGCCTATTCCGCCCAGGTCACCTCGGGCACCATCACCACCACGCCCACGGTCACCCGCACCAAAACCCTTTCCGGTGTCGCGTTCGACCAGACCGACCTGAACTCGACCCTCACCATCGAGTACCTGTACGACGACAATGCAGGCCTGTACGACGCTCTTCAGACCGCTATCACGGCTGGAACGGCGCTGGCTGTCAGCGTTCACGGCGCGACGGGCGTTTGGACTGGCGCAGCAATGTGGCCGGATTCCGCTGACGTGACGTTCGATGCGGCCGGCGTCGCTACCGCGACGGTCAACTTCCAGGGCGATCTGACCTTCGCCTAAACAGAACGGGGAAACGTCATGCACCCAAACGTGCCAGAACTAAAAATCCATATCGAGGGAACCGAAACGGTCTACCAGTTGCAACAGGTCGACCTTTGGGAATACGGCGACCTCGTGCACAAAACCAAGACGGAAGCCTCAGACATGGGCCTACGGCTCTGGGCGGCGTTTACGGCTACCACGGGGGAGCAGCCGAAAACGTTTGAACAGGTCAAGAACTGGGCCCGCAGTAAAAAGGTCTACGTCGAGGTGCTCGATAATGCGGACCCTACCCAGACGGAAGCCACAACCGACTAATAATCAAAGTGGCTCTCCGCATCGGTAGACCGTACACAGAAGTCCTGCAGTACCCCGCAGAAGTCTTTGCAACCATCGTGGAGGAGTTAACCGATGCCGGTAACTGAACTCTACGTTGACGGCATAAATGACGTTCTGCGGGCCTTCAAAGCCCTGCCAAAGGCCGCTTCGCAGGAACTCCGCGCCGCCTCTATGGAAATCGCGGGTCGCTACATGGCTCCGGCATGGCGTGAGGCAGCTGGATACGCAGGCCCGTGGGGTGACGTGCTGGCCGATTCGGTGAAGGTGAAGCGCGACCGCGTGCCAGCCGTCAGCATCGGCGGAAATAAGAAAGTTTTATCGGGCGGCGGCACCGCGACAATGGTCCGTTATCCCTCCTCAAGCGGCAATGCCCGCCAGTCATTCGCCCCATTCGAACAGACCGACTGGCTGCGCCGAACTGGTGGCTACCGGCAAGCAGCGATCCAAGAATGGGGCCGAGCAGTCGACCGCATCGTTTCTAAATGGGACTCCCTGTAATGGCTAAAACCCTAACCGTCTATTTGGCCGCCGACGTTTCCCGCCTCACTCGTGGACTAGACCAGGGCAAATCAGCTTTGGCCGGACTGGAACGATCCGTCACGGGGCTAGTCGGCGCTTATCTAGGCATCGAGGGAGCCCGCAAGTTCATCGATTTTCTAGGTGATGCCGCTAGCGCAGCGATCCAAGAAGAACAAGAACTAACTCGACTAAACACGACGCTCACAAATCTTGGATTCGCCCAGGCATCAGAATCCGTAAATAAGTTTGTGGACGATCTGCAGTTTGCGACAGGCGTGGCCGATTCGCAGCTGCGGCCCGCGTTTGACCGGATCATTCGCAGCACGCAGGACGTGGCCGAGGCTCAAAAAGTCCTCAGCATTGCCCTGGACGTATCGAAAGGCACCGGGAAAGACCTGCAGACTGTCGCAGATGCTCTCTCGAAAGCCTACGACGGCAACACGACAGCATTAGGCCGCCTCGGTCTGGGCATTGATAAGACCACGCTAGCCGCTGGCAGCCTTGACTCGATCATGAGTCAGGTCAGCGGACTATTCCAAGGCCAAGCCGCAGCCGCCACAAAAACGCTCGGCGGGCAGATCGACATCCTGAAAGTAGCAGCCGACGAACTTAAAGAATCCTTTGGGAAAGGACTGGTCGGGGGTCTGGCCTCAGCCACTAAAGAAACCGGCGCACTCGCTAAGGAACTCAGGAACCTTCAGCCACAAGCGGAAGGCCTTGGCCTAGTAGTAGGGAAAACCGCTACAGGTGGCCTAGCGTTTTTCTCGGACGCTCTCAAAGGACTTACCGACCCCGGTGGCGTCCTATATGTGTTCGGCAAACTTATCGGAGTCGATACCGCAGCCGTACAGGGCCTCGATCAGGCTCTGAAAGACTTTCGCGCCACGGCCGGCGGTCCTCTGGTCGATATCGGCGGCGGCCCGATTCAATCCGTAGACAAGTTAGGGAAATCCCTTGCGGCCCTCGATCACGAGGCCATGAACGCCGCACTCGATTCACGCGCCCTTGCCGAATACCAGAAGTGGGTTGAGGATCAGTCAATCAAAACGGCTGGCGCTAGCGGCGTCCTAACGGATGCCCTGAAAGACCAATCGGACGTTATTCGCGGCACCATCACCGACCTAAAATCCCAAACCAGCGAACTAGAAGCCGCCACAAAGGCCGTGCTCGACTACAGGGACAACCTTGCCGGGAACATCCTGAAGGACGTCAACCTTGGGCAGGCCGCCGAAACGGGCAAAGAAACCGGCCAGTCGCTACTTGAAGCCTTTAACGCGCAGGTCAACCAGGCTAAATACTTCGGCAACGTACTTACGGCGATCAAAGCCCAAGGCGCTGATAAATCTCTCATCGAGCAGATCGCCTCGCTGGGCCCCGTGGCCGGATCAGCCCTCGGGCAGCAGCTGCTCGACGAAGGCCTTGTGCCACAAATCAACGCCTCATGGGTCGACGTACAAAAAACCGTGTCGGATCTCGCCCTAGGACTTGTGCCCGACTTCCTTTTGGCAGGGCAGGAATCCGCTATCGGCTATGTGAACGGCACCATCGAGCAACTTGGCAAAGAAGAAAAGCGCCTCCGACAGATCGGCAAGAACATTGGAAAGCCTATCGGGGCGAATATCAAGGCCGAAATCGCCGCAGCAGTAGCCGACGCTGTCGCCGCAGCGGAAGCAGCGAAAAGCGCAGCTGCAGCCGAACGCGCCTCCAATATCGCGGCACAGCAGGTGGTCGTGACCGAGCAGCAAGTTGCCCAGGCGCTGAACCGGCTGATCGTGAACTCCAACGCCCGTACCGGGTACCAGACCGCGCCAGCCACTAGCCCCGTATTCGGATGATCACCGAAATAGCGATAAACGGCACCGCCCTCGACCTCGACGGCGTGGTCTACAACGTCGCAGTTTCCCACGGCCGAAACGATATTCAGTCAGCCCCACAAGCCTCAGACGCTCGCGTTCTCCTGCGGGGATTCTCAGAAATCCCGGCCGAAATCGGGGATGTACTGCAGATCGAGGCCTACTCGGAAGCCCGGTTCACCGGTACGGTCACCGACATCACGCTGACCCACGACTACTCATACCAGGGCAACTACGTCCCGACGCTCGAACTCACCGGCACCGGGCACATGGCCAAACTCGGCTACATCCAAGTAGGCACCAGCGGGTACGCGAAGCAAACCCTCAAAAACCGCGTAGAAGCAATCCTGACCGACACCGCCCTAGTTAACTACTCGAACGTAGCCCCGTATCTAGAACAGCAAAACCTCGACGCCCAGGACGGCGGCTACAACGCCTTAACACTTTTGACCGACCTCGGCACCCAAGTCGGGGGAACCGTAGGGGACTTCCCCGATGGCACCGTGTTCTGGGAGTCCTACAGCAGCCGAGGTTACGGCTATAACCCCTCGACGTGGCTCGACGTACCCGACGAATGGCAGGCAGTCCCCTATTCATGGGCGGACGTATACCAGTCCACAGACGGTTTTCCAGTCACAGTTACGCTGGACAATCCCTCAATCATTTGGGAACCAGTCTGGAAAAACAACCTTCAGACCGTCCTCAATGACGTAACGGTCACGTACAAGGGCAACCACTCGACGACTTCAACCGACGCCGACTCCATCGCCCTTTATGGCCGTCGAGCCACAACCGTCGCCACGCAGCTCGAGCATTCCTATGACGCTGACGACCGGGCCGACGAGATAATTCGGAATCAAGCCCAGCCGCACTACGCGCTGCAAAACGTTCAGATTTTGGTGCACAACCTGACTAACCCGAAATTGGGCCAAGTCTTGGGCCTTCTGTCGGGTTCCCGAGTCATAGTGAATGACGTTCCGCCGCCGCACCCAATCGAGGACTACCTAGGGGTCGTGGAAGGCTGGACCGAGGTTTATACGCCCGGTCAACACATTCTTACCCTCAGCCTGTCAGACCCCAGATACAGCTACGCCGTGGCACAATGGGGCCAAGTTAGCGGAACCCTGACGTGGGGAACAACTAACGCAACCGTCCAGTGGTACAACGTCGTCCTACCGTCCGACCTGCTCTAGGAGAAAAATGGCAACCACTACCTACGGCAGCCCATACGTAGCCAATACCGATCTCGTGTCGGCGTGGCCGGGTGTGAGCCTCAACGTGGCGCAGCGCGTCGACGCTGTTTCCTATGCGGGCAATGGAGTGAACGCCCAAACCGGGACCACATACACGCTCGTGCTTACGGATGCTGGCAAGAACGTCACCTTGTCGAACGCCTCAGCCGTCACGGTGACCATTCCCGCCTACGCGTCAGTCGCCTACGCCGTTGGAACCGTAATCAACTTGACCAACTTAGGTGCCGGAACTGTCACAGTCGCCGCTAGCGGTGGCGTAACACTCAACGGTTCGCCCCTGACTCTGGCCCAATACACGCAAGGCCAGTTACTCAATACCGGCACAAATACATGGGTATTTACCTCGGGGCCTGCCGTGACGTCACCGGGCCTAGCCCAAGTCACCCCAGCCAGCATCGCTAATAGCGGTGGAAGCGCATCCCTTACGGGGCCCGTCGTGACCTTTACAGGCGTCACCAGCGTCAGTCTCAACAGCGTATTCACGTCCACATACGACAACTACCGTCTAATCCTGACCAATCTCACCGCAGACGCCAGCCGCATAGTAAACTACCGTTTAAGGGCATCAGGGACAGACAGCAGCGCCAACAGTTACGCCTACCAGTATGGGTACTTTTCGAGCAGCAGTACCGGAGGTTCGCGAACTGGCCCAACAACCGCCGGAGCCATTGGATACGCCAATACTTCCGCAGGTTGTTTCTACGCCCTAGAAGTCGCCCAGCCGCAGGTGGCCCAATACACCACCGCAAACTCCCTAGGCGTCTACGCGTATGGCTCATCAAATCTTGACAGCGTCTGGTATACGAGTGTTTTCCAAGCCACAAATCAATTTGACGGAATCACCATATATAGCGCGGGGACAATCTCTGGGACGTTACGTGTCTACGGATATAAGAACTAGGAGTAGATCATGGCTGACGTTGTAGAAACGGATTACAGCACCGATCCGCCCACCGTGACGGAACGGGATTTTACGGCGGAAGAAAAAGCGCAACGAGCCGCCGACCTCAAGGCCTACAAGGCCGCCGAAAAAGCAGCCGCAGAAGCCCTCAAGGCTCGCGAAGCAGCGCTAGATAAACTCATGAGCCTAGGACTCACAATGGATGACCTAGAAGCGCTCGGCATCCGTTGAGCCATGATAATCAATTCCCCGGCTGACCTACTTCCACTTATCGGAATAGCGACAGCGATTCTCGCAGGCATCCTCTGGCTCATCAGGGCACAGTTCTCTATCCTGCGGGAGTTTCGTCCTAACAGCGGGTCGACCATGAAAGACGCCCTTTCGCGCATCGAGGTCGACGTTCGCGAAGTACGTACCCGGCTGGACTCCCATATCGACAACCACAATCGGGCCGCATAATGATCGGCACATGGTTAGCCACCACATGGGAAGGCTCCCTAGTTAAAGTCGCCCTGGGGGCCGCTCTGGGCGCGCTCGCGTCCTATGTAGCCACCGCCCAGGTACACCCGCTGGTAATGGCGCTCACAGCTGCAGTTGTACCCGTTCTGATCAATGCCCTGAACCGGCAGGACCCACGCTACGGGCTCTCGGCTGCACCTCGACTATCTGACGTAGCCACCGGCGAGGAGTTCGAGATCGAGGGCGAGGATTATGCCTAAACTCGTAGCCGC